GCATGCTTGAGCTTCGCGGCATCGATTGGCCCGACGTGTCGAGCAGCCGCACGCCTTCCGGCATTCGCGTCACGGCCGATAACTCCATGGCGTGCTCGGCCTACACGGCCTGCATTCGCGTCATCTCGGATGCCGTCTCTTCGCTGCCGCTTCACGTCTTTGAGCGGATGGCCAACGGCGGCAAGGCGAAAGCCACGAGCCACCCGATTTACCGGCTGTTGCACATGCAGCCCAATCCGTGGCAGACGGCCCAAGAGTTCCGCGATTGGATGACCGGCATGTATCTGCACTACGGTGCGAGCTACGCCGAGATTCGCCCTGGTGCTCGTGGCGCAGTCTCTGAGCTGTGGCCGCTGCACTCCAGCCGGATGACGCCCGAGCGGCTTGAGAACGGCAGCGTTCGGTACAAGTACCGCGAGCCAAGCGGACGCGAGACGATCTACAGCCAGGAGCAGATTTTCTGCCTGCGATTCACGACCGAGGATGGCGTGACGCCGGTGCCGACGTACAGGATTTTTCAAAACGCCATCGGGCTGGCTCAAGCGCTAGAGGCTCATGGCAGCACGTATTTCGGCAACGGTGCCCGGCCCGGCATCGTGCTGGAGAGCGACAACCCGATTCCGGCCGAGGCTGCTGAACGTCTGCGGGAGCAGTGGGAGCGGATGCACCGGGGCAGCGATCGTGCCTTCCGCACTGCCGTCTTGCCTAATGGTGTGAAGGCTCACGAGCTCAGCGGCAGCAACGAGGCCGCCCAGTTTCTGGAAACGCGGCAGTACCAAGTCATTGAGATTTGCCGGGCGTTCCGGGTTCCGCCGCACATGATCCAAAGCCTTGAGCGTTCGACGTTCAACAACATCGAAGTGCAAGGCACGGAGTTCGTGCAGCATTGCCTTATGCCGCACCTGAAGCGTTGGGAAGCCGCCATCTCGCGGGATCTCATCGTGGATGACGAGCGGTACTTCGCTGAGCACAGCGTGACGGGCTTGCTGCGTGGCGACCACGCGAGCCGTGCTGCGTATTTCGTTTCCGCACTGCAGAACGGCTGGATGAGCGTGAACGAGATCCGGGAGTTGGAGAACCTCAACCCGATCGGGCCGGAAGGTGACAAGCACTTTGTTCAGTTGAACATGACCACGCTCGACAAGGCAGGCGAGCCGGCTGCACCTGAGCCAACGCCAGAGCCGCCAGCAGTGGAAGACGAAGACAGCCCAGAGGATGACGCCGAAGACCAGGCCGAGCAGGAGGAAACGCCAGATGGAACTTGAGCGACGCTGCCTCGCGTTTGAGGAGTGCCCCGAAGCCGAACTGACGATTGAGACTCGTGCCAACGGCACGCAGGTGCTGACGGGATACGCAGCCGTCTACAACCGCTTCAGTCTTCCGCTGCGTGAAGGCGGCTCGCAGTTCCGCGAGATCATCTTGCCCGGTGCCTTCGACAAGATCCTGAACCGTCAGCGTGGCAAGAGCGACGTTGTGGCACTGCTGAACCACGACGCCAATCTGATTCTCGGCCGCACGTCGAGCGGGACGCTGGAGCTTTCCAGCGACGATAAGGGGCTGCGATACACGGTGACGCCGCCCGATACGCAGGTGGGGCGTGACACGCTGGAGCTCGTCCGTCGGCGTGACTTGCGTGGAAGTTCTTTCGCTTTCGGGCTTTCCGGCCCAAACGCCGAGCGGTGGACGAGCGACGAGCAAGGTGCCGTGCGTGAGATCCGCGAGGTGTCGCTGCTGGCAGACGTGAGCGTTGTTCTGACGCCCGCCTACCCAGCAAGCAGCGTGACGGTGGCCCAGCGTTCATACGCAGCGTGGCTGGCATCGCAAGAGACTCCCGAGCCAGCAGGCCAGGCGGTTGATTCGCGTTCGGCTCTGCGGGGTGTCGCCGCCGCCTGGTCTGCTCTCCTGAGGCTCAAGCGTGTCTGAACCACGCTGCACGTGCGGCGAGAAGTTGCGAACCCGCAGCAGTCGCCAATGCGGCGACGAGCGGCAGCGGTATTTGCGTTGCCCACGGTGCGGGCAGCGTGCTGTTGCGTTTGTGAAAACAACACTTTCCGCGCTGCGGTACTGCAAGGTTCCACGCCCGTAGTGGCAAGTTGAACTCCATCGGCAATACCGCCGGCGGAGATCACACACAGTGGACAACCTTAAGAAGCTGCAGGACGAGGCCGTCGCCCTCGCCAACCGGATCGACGCCGTGCGGGCGATCGAGAGCACCGACGCCGACAAGATCGCCGAGCGCGACCTTGAGCTCGAGACGCTCAACAGCGACGCCGCGAAGCTCGCCAAGAAGATCGACTTTGAGAAGTCGGTGGCCGATGCGTCGAAGAACCTCCGCAGCGTCGTGGACCGCTGCACGCCGGCTCCCGAGGTGCGTGCCGAAGAGCCCAAGGTGCGGATCTCGTCCGTGCCCTACGCGGGCAAGCTGCGGGCGTTCAAGTCTGAAGAGGACGCCTACAAGGCGGGCATGTGGATCAAGGGCCACCTGCGTGGCGACGCCGAGGCGAAACGGTGGTGCCAGGACTACGGCGTCGAGGCTCGTGCCCAAGGCTCGACCGGCTCGACCACCGGGGCTGCACTTGTGCCAGACATCCTGAGCAATCAGGTGCTGCGGCTCGTCAACGAGGATTCGGTGTTCGCGTCGAACGCCACCCCGGTGACGATGCCGTCCGACGTGGTGCTGGTGGGCCGCAGGACCGGCGGTGCCACGGCGTACTGGGTCAACGAGAACACGGCGATCACGGACAGCGACCCGACTCACAACCAGATCACGCTGACGGCCAAGAAGGTCACGGCGGCGACGAAGGTTGCTACCGAGCTCTTCGAGGACTCGGTTGTTTCGATCGCTGACATGCTCGCCACGGAGCTGGCCTACACGCTGACGCAGGCCGTCGAGACGGTGGCCTTCAACGGCAACTCGGCGAACGCTCCTAGCGTGGCGGGCATCCTGACCAGCAACGGCATCCTCAAGAACTCGTCGGCCGACTACGCCGCGAGCCTTGTGACGGCTGCCGGTGACACCCCGGACGAGATCACCAAGGCCAACCTGCTGACGATGATGGGCAGCATGCCATCGCACAGCCGGCAGGGTGCCGCGTGGATCGTCTCGCCCTACGTGTTCGCCACCTGCTTCCAGGCTCTCGACGCCGCTCAGGGCGGGTCGGTTGGCCTGGCTCAGGGGCTCGGCTTGACGTTCATGGGTTACCCGGTACTCCTCTCGCACCAGTGCGAGAGCACCGGCGACCTGACGGGCAAGGTCATGGCTCTGTTCGCCAACCTCCGCAACGCCGCCCACTTCGGCGTGCGTCGCGGTCTGGAGATCGCGTCGAGCGATCAGGTGGCGTTTTTGAGTGATCAGGTGGTCGTGCGAGCCACCATGAGGTGTGCGATTTCTTGGAGCGAGCTGGGCAGCGACACCGTCGCTGGCCCGGTCATCGCCCTCAAGGGTGCTTGAGCCTGACGGCTTGACACCTGTGCAACGCTAGGCGGGCGGCTCCAACCGGGGCCGCCCGCTCTCGTTTGCAGGGGCACCATGCTAGTTAAAGTCGGTGGCACCGAAGTAGAGATCCGAGTCGAGGCCGTGCTGAGCATGCCTAGGCTCTCGTTTACGGCCAATCACTTCGCATGGGCTCAAGCACTCATGCCGCTCGGCATTCGCCCCACAATGGGCACCGGGGCGTTCTGGGATCAAGTCAATACGCGAGTGATGGAACAGTTCATTGACTCGGCCGAATATCTACTCTGCATCGACTACGACACGTTCTTCACGCGGCAGGATATTGAGACGCTGTTTGCCATGGCGATGACGTTTCAATGTGACGCCATCACGGGGCTGCAAACCAAGCGAGAAGACGGCCGCCCAATGCTGACGCTCAAGGGCACGCTGGACAATCCGCCCGACGAGGGCCACACGCAGCTGCCGGCGTCGTGGTTTGCCGAACCCGTGCAGGAGGTGGACACGGCACACTTCGGCTGCACCGTGATCAGCACGGCGGCACTCAAGCGAACCAAAAAGCCATGGTTCTGGAGCAAGCCAGATCCCGATGGCTCGTGGAACGACGGCCGGATCGATCCCGATATCTGGTGGTGGAAGAACTGGCGCGAATCCGGCAACCGTGTGTTTGTTTCCCCCCGCGTCGTGCTGGGCCATGGAGAGTACGTCGTGACGTGGCCCGGCAAGAACCTCGGAACGCCTGTGTTTCAGTGGGCCACGGAGTTCACGACAACCCACAAACGCCCCGAAACTGCATGGAGTGTCGGCTAATGGCGAAACTGAAGTTCACCCGAGCGTGGCGTGGCTATTGCAAGGGCCAGACGGCAGACGTGCCCGGCGGGCTCGCTCAGCAGCTGATCGCTCAGCGTGTCGCGGTCGAGGACAACCAGCAGTCGCTGATTGAAACGGCCGCCATCGAGCACGCCACAGAGACGGCCGACGCCACGCCACGAAAACGAGGACGCCGTGCAGTACCTAAGCCTGACTCGCCAGACGCCGCCGGCCGTTGAGCCTGTCACCGTCGCAGAGGCCAAGGCTCACCTGCGGGTGGATACGAGCGACGACGATACCTACATTGGCACGCTCGTCACTGCGGCGCGTGAATGGGTTGAGTCGTACCTAGATCGCACGCTCGTGAATACGCAGTGGCGGCTGCGGCTCCATCGGTTTCCCACGGACAGCCAATACCCGATTTATTTGCCGCGCCCGCCCGTCGTGTCGAGCGGCACTGCCACGGCGGTAACGATCACCTACACCGCCGAGACGGGCGGCACTGCCACGCTCTCGACGGCAGAGTACCGGGTGCAGCGGTTTGAGACGCCGGGCCGTGTAACGACTGTCTACGGCGGCACCTGGCCGGCGAGCATGGAGGACAACGACGCCGTCGTAGTGACGTGGTGGGCCGGGTACGGGGCCAGCGGCTCAAGTGTCCCCGCCGCAACAAAGCACGCCATCTTGATGCTTGTTGGGCACTGGTACGACGGTGCCCGGCAGGCCACTGTGACAACTGGAGCAGTGCCGCAGGAAGTGCCGTTTGGCGTCAAGTCGCTCTTGGACTCTCAACGCTGGGGATCGTACCAATGAGCATCGACGGCCGCATCAATGTTGACGTTCTGTTTCACGACAAGTCGACGAGCAACCTGTCGAGCCAACTGCGTGTCGCGGCAGCAACTTACGCGCTGCCGCTCACAGAGGGCACCGGGGCCAACCAGGCACAGGTGGCGTGGACATCGTCTTCGACTGCGGGCGGAAGCTCTGCCAACGAGCTAATCATTCAAGCGCTGAGCGATGACCGCGGCACGGTGTCCATGACTGCCGTGAAGGCAATCTATATTCGCAACAAGTCTGCTTTGTATCGGCTGAACGTGACGGTGGACAGCTGGACGGCGCTCGATCCTACGCTTTCTCCATTCAATCTGGTTATCCCTGCTGGCGGCGTGTTTGTTCACACAAACCCAACTGCGGCCGGTTGGGCAACTGGGGCGAGCAGCGCCTTGGTGTTGATCGCTGAGGGTGAAGGGCAAAGCGTTGACTACGACGTTCTGCTCGTTGGCGAAGGCTCGGTGTAGCCATGGACGCCGGCCGCCTCCGCGAGCGAGTAACGGTGCAGCAGGCTGCGGAGACTCGCAACGCCCTCGGCGAAATCATGCTGTCGTGGAGCACATTTGCCGAGCGATGGGCGAGCGTTGAAGGCGTTTCGTCCCGAGAGGCACTTGCCGCTGGGCAGCAAGACGTGACGATCACGCATCGAGTACGGATGCGTTACCTAAGTGGCATGACGCAAAACATGCGGCTTGTCTGGCGATCTCGCACTCTAAATATTGTCAGCCTGCTTGAGTACGACAACCGCACTGAGCACGTCGCTATCTGCGAAGAGGTGGCGTAGTGGCTGGCGGAATAGACATCAAGGTTGAGTTTCCTGAGATGAAGCAACTGCGGGACGCATTCCGCAGTTTCCGCCCGAGCCTCGCAAGAAAGCACATGGGCGCTGCTATTCGTCGCAGCCTTGCCCCAGGGCTAACGGCACTTAAAAGCAACGTCACTCGCGGCCCAACAGGGAACCTGTATCGCGGTATCACCAGCAAGGTGAAGACCTACAAAAGCGGCAACGCAGTAGGACTGGTGGGATTTGTGGCTGCTGGAAGTGCACGCTCCGCGTCCGCTGGTGGCGGATCTGTTCGCCGGGGCAAGGACCGTGCTTTTCATGCCGGATTCGTTGAGTTCGGCACGAAAGAGCGATTCATAAAAACCTCTTCCATTCGCAGCGGTGCGTCAGTTGCGTCGAGCTTTAAGACACTCGGCGCGTTCAAGATTGCTCGAGTTGCTCGACGCGGAAAGTTTGCTGGCGTAGTCAGGGTGAACACTTCCCCTAAGTACCCAAAAGCGTTTTTCAAAAAGGCTTCTGCGGGGGAGCGGCTCAGTCTCAGGGAAATGCCTGTTGGCGGCAAAAAGGGGCAGCCACCCGTAAGGACGGCCTACCGTGAGTCGTTAGGCACGATGCGATCAGCGCTGCAGGTTGAAATGACAAAGTCTCTGATTGCTGCGCAGAAGGACTTGGCTTCCAAGTTCCCCGTCAGGCCACGAGGGTGATTTGATGCTTCGATCGCCTGAGTCAGTGCTGAGCAACGCTCTTGCCGCAGCCCCGGCTGTCGCCATCCTCGTCGGCACTCGTGTCTATCCCTTGCTCGCGCCAGCTTCGGCCGCCCTGCCGTTTATTACGTGGCGTCGCGTTGGCATTGAGCGTGAGCAAACGCTCGGGCAGCCGTCCGGAATGCCACGAGTGAGCGTGGAATGCGTTATGTACGGCACGACGTATCAAGAGGCCAGAAGTCTCGCCGACGCGGTGCGGGCTGTTCTGGATGGATACGGGGGGTTTTTCGAAAATACAACGGTACGGCAGACGGCTCTGCAGGACGAGTCGGATGACTTTGTCACGCTGGCCGGAACTGATCTACCGCCCGTGTATCAGATCACGCAGCGATACGACGTAATGTGGAGCGAGGAATAGCAAAATGCCCATCACGCCCCATGACTCCAGCGGCACGACATTCTCTTTTGCAGGCACGACCTACACTGTCACGTCGATCACGTACAGCATCACCGACAATGCAACAACCGATCAGATCGACGTTTCGCACCTTGGCCAAACTGCTGGGCAGACCGTGCTGACGTTGGCTCGGCCTCTCAAGGGATCTGCCGGCGACACTGGCAAGGAAGTCACGATTGAGTATCTCGCCACGTCTGGCGGCCCGATCGCCCAGGGCGCAAACGGCACGCTTTCGATTGCCGGCGGCGTCTCGCTGAACGTCGGCGCAACGTGCAAGAGCTCAAGCATCACGCTTACGGTGAATGACGCCGTGCGTGGTTCAGCCGCATTCCAGGTGCCTTAATCGCCACAGGAGACATCCGTGGCGACGTACAGCCAAGGCGTATCAGTGTCATGGGGCGGCACGCCCTTCACTGAGGTTGTCGGGCTCGATTGGCAGGTCGGCGGCGGCCCGCCTAAAGGGCGGCTCACCAAGTGGACTGATGAGGTTGGCTCAGTCAGCGTCACCACGCTGGGGACAGCCAATACCAGTTCCGATGAGTACGGCAATCGCAAACAGCTGACCATATCTGGTGGCGGCCAAAACTTGACCTCCTATGCAGTATGGGAGTCGTTGAGCGTTGCGAACGAAGTGAACGGCGTGGCTCGTTTCACCGTGACGTTCAAGCTATTGGATGCCTAGACCATGGGACTACGCGAGCAGATCAAATCGGCCAGCGTGCGAAAGCCTCTCAAGGTGCACGTGCGTGAGTGGAACATAGATGTTTTCGTCCGCGTGTTGAGTGTCGGCGAGCGTGATGATTGGGAGCTCGCGTGGATCGACATTCGCAGCAAAGGCGTCGAGAAGTTTAAGAACTTCCGAGCGTTCTACTTGGTGCGCACCTTGTGCGACGAGCATGGCGTGCGAATCTGGCAAGACAACGAGATCAACGAAGTTGCGTCGCTAGATGGTGCAGTCATGGGAGAACTGTTTGACGTGGCACAGAGGCACAACAAACTCACGGAGGCGGACGTAGTCGAACTCGCCGGCGAGCTTTAACGCGAGGCCGTCGCGTCGATTTCTCTTCATGCTAGCGAGCCATCTGCGGATGACTGTTGGGCAGATTGAGCGAGAGATGGACAGCCGCGAGCTGAGTGAGTGGCTTGCCTATGCACGGTATTTTCAGCCGCTTGATAGCTCGTGGGCACAGACAGGACTTCTCGCCAGCGTGGTTTTGGCTCCTCACACACGACGTGGTCAATCGCCGTCCCCAGCAGACTTCATCCCATTGGAAAAGCCGCCGCAGCACCGCACGCAAATGCTCGACGTACTGCAGCAAATGAAACGGGACTTGGACGGCAAATGATATGAGCACCGCACTCGGCCTGGCGATGCAGATTACGGCGAATACTGCCCAGCTGGCGCAGGCTGTCGCTGACGTAAACAGCCGGCTTGACTCCATGGCCGCCGCTGGCCAAAAGGCTGCCGATGATCTCGGCACGCTCAAGAACCTAAAGATTGGCGAGCTTGCGGTTGGCGGTTTGCAGGCTGCCACCACTGCCTTCATCAATCTGAGCGGCGCAGTGACAGGAGCAGTCACGAGCGTTGCGTCATTTGCGTTAAGCGTAGGCCAAGAACTGGATGCGCTCAACGACGTGGCGAACCGTACTGGCGTCGGGGTTGAGGCGTTGCAGGCATACGCTCGAGCAGCAGCCGACACCGGCATTAGCGTTGAGGGCTTTGCCAAACAGATACAGACGCTCACCCTCAACATTGGAAAAGCGACGCTAGACGAAAAAGCGCAAAAGAAGTTTGAGGAGCTCGGCATTGTGTTCTCGGAGCTGAAGGAGCAGACGCCAGAGCAGCAGTTTGAACAAATCGTGGATGCGATTTCCCGCATTGCAGATCCTGCCGAGCGTGCGGCCACTGCTGTTAAGTTCTTCGGCAAAGGCGGCATTCAACTCGGCGAACTCTTCACGCTTGGGCCAGGTGCCTTAGAGAAAATGCGTGAAGAGGCTATTGCCCTCGGGCAGGTTGTCAGTGCCGACGCCGTCAAGGCAATCGACAACATGAACGACGCCTTCGGCAAGGTCTACGCGACGATCAAGGGCATTGCAGGGGCAATCCTTGGCGAGTTAGCAGGGCCAATAGCAACTATCGCCGAGGAGCTTCTTGGCGTCATTAAACAGGCTGGCCCGCAGCAGATCGCTCAGCAGGTGGCGTCTGGCCTGCTGGATTTCATCAAGCTGGCCGGCAACGCCTTTTTTAAGCTCGCTCAGTTTATTGAGGCTTTCGTAAACAAGTTTGCTCCGGTCCTTGGTATTGATATTCGCTCTGAGGCTGAGAAAGAGTTGGAGACTCTGCGCGAGCAGCAGGCACGAGCATCTGCGGGAGCGGCAGGAGGCGGCATGGGCGGCGTTGTGCCTCAGTCGCTGCGTGGCGCGGAACTGACGCCCGAGCAACTTGCAAGAATCCGCGAGCTCGAGACGCAGATTGCAGCAGAAGCCGCCGGCAGCGTGCTGAACAAGTTTCAAGCGAACTTCAACGCAGCCATCGACACAGCGTCTGACAGCCTGCGGCAGAGAATGGAATCGCAAGCCGCATCGGCGGAGCCAAACAAGGCCCAGAAGGAGCAGCTGGAGGTCTTGCGTCAGATCAAGCGGAATGGCGAAGTCGGCGTCGTGGAGTTCCTATAGCTATGGCTGTCATCCAATGGCGCGAGGTTTTGCCAAGGACTTTCTCGCAGCGGTTTGGCGAGTCGCCAACTGCGGAGACGAAAGTTGTTGTCACTGTTGACGAGCCGACCAGCACGCAAGAAGTAATCAATGCGGTGGGCGTCCGCATCGGGGACTCTCATCCTGAGTATTCATTTCTGCGGATGCTTGATGCGTCACTCAGCGAAGTTGACCGCCAGCACGTTGAAATCACATTTCGGTACGAACTGCCCAAGCCGATGGGCGAGAGCGGGCAAGACTACGAGCCCAACCCCCTCGCCCGCCCAGACGTGTGGACGTTCTCGATTGGTGGCGCACAAGTTCCGGCTCTTGTGTATTTCGACGGCTCCGGAAACAGCACCCGCAAACCACTGCAGAACTCCGCCAAGGATTATTTCGAGGGGCTCACCGTAAACGAAGCAGAAGTGCGAGCCAGCATTTCCAGCAACCGGGCACAGTTCCCGCTTGGCCTGGCTGCTGCAGTGACCAACACCGTGAACTCGTCGCCGTATTTAGGAGGTGCCGCACACACTTGGTTTTGCACAGGCATTAGTGGCCAGCAGACGAGCGAGGTAGTCAACGACGCTGAGGTTCGCTACTGGCAAGTCACTGCTGAGCTCATCTACAGGCAGAGCGGACACAACCTTCTGCTTCCGGATGTCGGCTTCAACTTCCTCGAAGGCGGAGTCAAAAAACGTGCTTACGTGAAAGATCCTGACAGCGGCGAAAAAGTGCCCTGCACCACTCCGGTGCCGCTCACCACGTCAGGCGGGTTAAAGGCGGATGGCTCGGAACCAGACATTCTGGTGCGGCGTGTGTACCCAGAAACGAACTTTTCCGTTTACTTCGGCACTCCGCCGTTCTAAGCCATGTCGCAGCCAACGCAAAACATCGTCATCACTGCAGCCACCAGCAAACAGG